CCAGAAGGAGAAACAACACCATTTTATGCTGATAATATTCAATATTATGTAGCTGTTTCAAATAATGGTTATACAGGAGAATTAGAACTTGCGATGGCAGTAAAAGAGTTCTTAACACAGATATTAGGACAGCAAGAAGATACAAATGGTGCATTGTTTGAAAGCTCTGATGATGTGAATGCTAGATTTGCATTAATGGGAGAAATTGAAGGAGACGTAAAAAAGAGAAGATTTGTATATTATGATTGTACAGCAACAAGACCAAGCTCTGAGATGAACACAATTGAAGATACAAAAGAGCCACAAACAGACACAATTGAAATTACAATGTCTCCAAGAGCAACAGACCATGTTATTAAGGCTGTTATTGAGCCAAATGACACAAATAAGGATGTTTACAACACATTCTTCACAAAAGTTTATGAAAAAGATGCACAAGCTAGTGTGTAGGAGGTTTAAATGAAGCAAATTGAAATTGACGGAACTAAGTATGATATAGAAGCTAATGCTCTAACGTATCTTGATTATGAAAGAATATTTAAAAGAGGCGTTTTTCAAGATTTAGATATATTACAAAAATTTGTGACGACACAAGTAATATTGGCAGATAAATATAAAAAGGAAAAGCCAAACTTAACTGATGCACAATTAGATATATTACTTTCTAGAGATATGAGGCAAAATCTAGATGAATATGTTTTAGCAAGCACAAGATTAGCTTATATTCTAATTTATGAGGCTAATAACAATATTCCAGAATATAAAGAGTGGTTAAGAAGTATAAAGAATTTAAGAACGAATGAATCGTGGATTGTTGAGGTAACGGAATTTGCCGTAGATCACTTTTGTTGACGAGAAAGTAGTTGAAGAGCTAAGTAAAATTAATGGAGATAGTGAAGAATCAATCTTTCCTGAACATGATTTTTATTTAGCTTGTATTAGATTAGGTTTAAGATTAGAAGATTTGAAATATTTATCATATGTAGATGTACTTAAGATTTTTATTTGCTTAAATAAACCTAAGAATAAAAAAGAAAGAAAAGCTACACAAGCGGATATAGATAGACTTTTAGCATAAGAGGCGAATAGCCTCTTATTTATATTATAAGGAGGGAGTATGGCAGGAACTGTAAAAGGAATAATTGTGGAAATTGGAGGAGATACCTCAGGCTTACAAAATGCTTTAAAAAAAGTTAATTCTGCCACTTCTAGCCTTAGTAAAGAGCTAAGAGGAATTAACTCTTTACTAAAGCTAGACCCTACAAATACTGAATTAGTAGCACAAAAACAACAAGTACTTGCAGAGAATATAGAGCAAACATCACAAAAATTAGAAGAACTAAAGAAAATACAAGATGAAGCAAATGCCTCGGGAGATAAAGTTTCTCCAGAAAATTATAGAGCCTTGCAAAGAGAAATAATAAGTACAGAAAATAAATTAAAAGATTTACAAGTACAAGCTAGTAAATGGACCACAGCAGGAAAAAGTATAGAAGAGTTTGGTAACAAAGTTAAGAATGTGTCAGATAAGTTAGATAATTTAGGAAATACATTGACAACTACATTAACATTACCAGTTTTAGCAATAGGAACTGCAGCGGTAACAACTGGAAATGACTTTGAAGCCCAAATGAGCAGAGTACAAGCTATTGCAGGAGCAACAGGAGACGAATTAGAACAGCTAACTCAACAAGCTATGGACTTGGGAGCTGAAACAAGTTTTAGTGCAAGTGAAGTTGCAGAAGGTATGGAAAATTTAGCTAGTGCAGGATTTACTACAAGTGAAATTATGGAAGCAATGCCAGGACTATTAGACTTAGCTGCAAGTAGTGGTGCAGATTTAGCAACAAGCTCTGAAATTGCAGCAAGTGCAATAAGAGGATTTGGACTAGAAGCTAATACAGCGGGACATGTAGCAGATGTATTTGCAGAAGCGGCAGCAAGAACAAATGCCCAAACTGAGGATATGGGAGAGGCAATGAAATATGTTGCACCAGTTGCAAAAACAGTAGGACTAACAATGGAAGAAACTGCAGCTGCAATTGGTATAATGAGCGACGCAGGTATTAAAGGTAGTCAAGCAGGTACTACATTAAGAGGTGGTCTTACAAGAATTGTAAAACCAACGAAACAAGTTGCCGAGGCAATGGAAACACTAGGCGTAGAATTTTACGACAGTAACGGAAAAATGAAATCTTTAACTGAAATAATACAAACATTGCAAGAACATACTGCAGGTTTAACAGATGAAGTAAAGAACCAAGCTTTAGCACAAATCTTTGGAACTGAGGCATTATCTGGTATGCTTGCATTAGTTGATAGAGGTTCAGACGAATTAAAAAACATGACAAAATCATTCGAAAAATGTGACGGTTCAGCAGAAGAGATGGCTGATACAATGCTAGATAATACATCAGGAGCATTAGAAAGCTTGACTGGAAGTTTTGAAACAGCAGGAATTGCAATACAAAAAGCATTATCTCCTGAAATAAAAAAATTAGCTAAATGGATTCAAGGGCTAGTAGATAACTTCTCAGATTTATCAGAAGAAGAACAATTAAATATAATAAAAACAGTAGCACTAGTTGCTGCAATAGGACCAGCAATAAAAATACTTTCAAAATTATCGAGTGGAGTTGGAACTGTAATAAAAGGAGTAGGAACTTTTAGTCAAGCTATAGCATTAGTTGGAAAAACAAGTACAGATTCATTTAATAAAGCATCAACAGCAACACAAAATCTAGCAAAAGTATTTACTGGATTAACTAGTCCTGTTGGAATTGCAGTTACGGCTATAACAGTCGCAATTGCAGGGATAACAATAGCAATGAAAAATGCAGAAAAGGATACTAAAGAAGCTTTTGGTAATATGGGAAATAGTGCAAATGATTTTATTACAGGAATTGATAGTGCACAATCACACTTAGATGAATTTAATACAGAGCTATTTGTTTCATCAGAGGAACAGAAAAAATTAGAAGAAGAAATGAAAAGTGTTCAAGATGGTATTACAAAAATATGTAAGACTGCCTCAGATGAAAGAAGAAACTATACTCAAGAAGAAATAACACAATTAGATGAATATTTTAAAAAATTAAGGGAATTAAATCAAAGAGAAATAGAAATACAACAACAAATAGCAACAGCAATAACACAACAAGCTCAAACAAATGCAGAAAATTTTAGTGGAAGCTTAGAAGAATATAAAGTTCAAGCACAAGAATGGATAAAAACAGCAGAAGACCAAAAAAATAAGACAATCGAGATAATTCAAAGTGGAACAACAGAGCAAATTGCATTATTAAATCAAAGATATTCAACAGAAGAATCTAGAAGAACAGAAGAATATCAAAAAGAATATAATGCGATAATGGAACAACAACAAAAGAAGATAGATGCTGCAAACAACGAGGTAGCAAAAGTTAGTCAAATTTATTCAAATGGCTACTTAGAAAGGTCTGCACAAAATGATGGATTTTATACAAAGCTACAAGAATACAATAGCAAATTAGAAGAAGAAGAAAATAGACATAGTGCTAAACTTGATGAAATAAATAACAATACGTTGACTGATGAAGGAATAAAGATGAAGTTGAGGTCAAGTGAGGCTAATGAGCACAATTATCAAATGAGAAAAATCTGGAAACAAATGACTAAAGATATGACAGATGAGCAGGAGGAACAATTAGGTGTTTGGTTAGGTTTAGTTTCACAAACCGAATTATATGGTGGACAACTTGATGATAAAACAAAAGATATTGTAGATACAATTATAGAATCATACGATAGTATGCCAAATGATACTAGAAAAGCAATGAAAAATGCAATGGACCCTATGCTTGATGAAATGGAAAAATCAGAACCTTCTTTGTTTGCTAAAGCAAAAAGTATTGCTGATGGTATATTAAGTAGATTGAGAAAAGCTTTTGATGAGCATTCTCCATCGAAAGAAACAAGAAAAATATTTAGTTACTTAATGCAAGGTGCAGAACTAGGATTAGAAGATGAAGAAACAAAATTGTATAAGCAAATAGAGAATGTGTCAAACTCTATTCTTAGTAGATTTAATGCGATTAAAGGTTCTAAATTAAATTTAGGTAATTTTAGTGGAAATGTTTTAGATAAGACTAGAAATATATTTACTACACCACAAATTACATTTAATGTGCAACAATTAAATCAGGAACAACTTGAAGCTTGCTTTAATTACATAAATAGAAAATTTGGTTCTCAATATTGACATTATTTGACAAGTAATATATACTTCATTTAAAGGAGGATGGATATATATGAATAAAGATATTTTGAAAAAATGGTACATCTGGGTAATTATTGTATTGATTATTGTTATTATTTTAGTTATTGTATTTGAAGAAAACAAAAATGTAGGTGATGTGTCAGTATCTTCTAATGCAATGCAACAAGAAGATATTTCTTATACAGTTGTAAGAAACATTTTTGAAGATGGTGGAAAGAAGAAAACAGAAAAAATAGTAATTGCTAATAAAGATATTTCTAACAATGAAATAGAAAAAATCTATAACGAAAGAAAAATTCAAAATAGAGATGTCGAACTAACTATTTGGCTGTTCTCAAATGAAGAAAATGCAAATAATATGAATAATGCAGAAATTGCAGAAGCTAGTTATTCAGAAAGTGAAGGAATAAAAATTAATAACTATGAAGCAGAAAGAGTAGCACAGGAAAAAGCTGAAGCGGAAGAAGCTGAAAGAAAAAAACAAGAAGAAGAGCAAAAGGCAAGAGAAGAACAAGAAAAGTTAGAAGAAGAACAAAAACAACAGCAAATAGAACAAGAAAAACAAGAATTTAAAGATAGTTGTAATACTTATACCTATGAACAATTAGCTAGAAACCCAGCTGAAATGATAGGAACTCGTGTTAAATTGGTTGGAGAAGTAATACAAACAATGTATGATGGAAACATTGTACAATTAAGAGTAAATATAACAAAAGAAAACGGATATTATAGTGATACAGTTTATGTTAGATACATAATTGAAGGTGATAGAATATTAGAAGATGATATAATAACTATTTATGGTACAGCAATGGGAGAGATTTCTTACAAAAGTATTTTAGGAGCAGAAATAACTTTACCATATATAGAAGCGGAATATGTAGATATTAATTAAGTAAAAGGCATCTTATATAGATGTCTTTTTTGTATGGAGGACGATATGGTAAGAGAATTTAACTTAATAAATGAAAAAGGACAAACGTTCTCGTTAATGGATATAAGAAATGCATTTTTACTTACTGGTCCAGAAGGTTTGGGCTATGGATACGACACAGAATATCAACAAGTTGGAAATACATTTATAGAAAATCTAAGGAATATACAGCAAGGTCAAATTTCAGGAACTGTAAATTTTTTACATTATGACAACTATAAAAATTTTACGGACTTTGTAGAAAATGCAGAAAGTTTAAAATTTGGATACAAAATACCTTATAAAGATGGAAGCTCAAAAGAATATTTTAAAGACGTTAATTTTAAAAATATTACAAAAACACAAAAACAAGAAAATGGAATATTATCGGAGATAGTCACATTCGACTGTCTCTCTTTATGGTATGAAGAAAATACTATAATCTACACAATAACACCTCAAACAAACGAAATACGTTGGGACTTTATGTGGGATAGTAGATTTACAGATTATGATACAAGAAATTTACAATACATAAATCAAGGTCATACAGATGCTCCAATTTTAGTTCAAATGGATGGACATTTAGTAAATCCTCGAATTGAACTTTACGTAGATGGAGAACTATACCAAACCGTAGAAATTAATGTAGAAATACAAGAATATGAAAAGTTACTTTATGGAACTAGGGAAAATGATTTTTATATTTTAAAACAAAATACAGATGGAACTACAACAAGTTTATTCGATTTAGACCATATAGACTTTGAAAATGATAATGTAATCAGACTACCAGTAAATAGAAGCTGTGAATTAAGACTTACTGCACAAAATGAAGTATTAAATGCTCAAGTAACAATATTACCTCAATACAAATCTGTTTAGGAGGTAGTTATGGAAAATCAAGTAACAATTAATTTTAATAATCAAGATTACAATTTAATTTATAATTCACAGTCTGGTTATTATGAAATAGACTTACAGGCTCCAGATGTCGGTGGAGTATATGATATAAATGTAACTTTTCGAGATATATTTGGAGAAACTTTTACAGATGAAGCAGTTATACAAGTTTTAGCAAAAGAGCCTGTAAAAATAGAACAAAACAAAATATTTATGTGGATATTCGATTATTTTACTTTCAAAGTTAAGGATATAGTAGAATTATCTAATTATGAAATAAATATAGATGAAGAAACTAATGCAAATACTATCCTGAATATTTTAAAGAAAACAACTGCTAAAGCAAGGGATATAGTAGCAATAAAAAAGAATAATGAAGTTATTTATTGGGGTACAATTAATAATATACAAAATACTGATGGACAAAATCTATACGAGTACACAATAAAATATGTAACTAACTTATTTGACCAAGATATAATTTTAGAAGATGAGGATTTGATAAAGACAACAGGAGTAGAAGATTTTATAGCAAATGCAATTAATAAAAACTTTATACAAAATGAAGACAAATTTGTAAATAAAACATATATGCAAGTAGTTGCAAAAACACATACAAAAAAACAGACAAGCGTAACAAATGTCGAAAATGAAATTTTTAATTTACATACTTGGATGACTAACTGTACACAAAATTATGATATTGTGTACAGTTTTTCTATTGCAAATAAAAAACTTGTTATAACAATAGAAAGTAAAGAAATTAATAAAGAATTAATTGATGTAAAAGCACAGCCTATTGCAAATTATAATGAAGTCTTTGAAACTGATGTAGTTAGTAAAGTTGTAGTTCTGTATAACAAAGTTGCAGATGTAGAGCAAAAAGGACAATATACACTTTATCTATTAAATGATAGGACAACAACAACAGATAAAAATAATGCTAATAGAGCAGATGGACGTACTGTTACAGTCTATACAGAAAATTATGAAGATGCAGAGCAAATGGCTTTAGACCAAATGAAACAAAATGCTTATAACCATAATATAACGTTCAATTATTATAACAGATTTATAAAAATAGGTACACCAATTGCTATAAAAACTAAAGAATCTTTAATATTTGATACTTATATATCGGCAGTAAAGATAACACAAAGTAAATTTTACGAATACACTTGCGGAAATATAAGGGTTAAATTTATAGATAAATTATTAAAAGAAAGGAGCAAAAATGCTTAAAGGACACGTTTTTTCTAAACAAATTTTTGGAAACCCAATTTTTGCATTATTCATAAATACTTTTTTGAATGGTAGAGATGGAGTTTCTAATAATTACAAAAATGGTATGCAAGTTACTTATAGTGGCTCAAATGTTACTGTAGCAAGTGGAGCAGTTTGTATACAAGGAAGATTTTTGGAAGAGGACACAGGTAGTACAATTCCTGCAGGCACAGATACAGCATATTGCAAGCTAGTAATAGAAGTAAACTTAGATTTGCAAAATACTGAAAGCCAATTCAATCAAGCGTCTTATAAAGTTGTTAAATCTGCAAGTGGCTATCCAAATTTAACACAAACTAATATAGTTAAAAATAATGCTGGAGTATATCAATACGAATTGGCAAGATTTAGAACTAACGCTTCTGGAATAACAGATTTTCAAGACGAGCGTACATTTTTGGACTTTGACACTATTTATGACGAAATGGAAGCGGAGTATGGAGCTGTATTACAACAGTTAAAAGATGAATTAGATAAAATAAAGGACCAGAGCGATGTATTATTAAAAACAGGAGGAACTGTAAGTGGAAAAATTGAAATGGGTAGTGGTGGTGATATTACTGGTAATATTAGTGCTAATGCTCGGAACGGCAAATAAGTTGAAAACAGCAAGACAAATTGCATTAACTGGAGCAGTTAGTGGTTCGGTTAATTTTGATGGAAGCGGAAATGTAAGTATAACAACTACACAGGCAAATATAGCTATTATAACTGGACAGATGACGGTAAATGCAAATTCATCTTCTGGTTTACAAAATAATACAGTAGGTCTAACTAATACTTCAATTAGTTATCCACAAGGATATAATTGGAAAAATTGTGTGGTTATTGCAACAGGGTTAATAAATCAATTATATGAAAATGATAAAGGATATGCATATGGAGATACTTTTAGTAGTAATACTTTTTCACAAGGGCAATTAAGTGGTGCAGTAACAAGAAGTGTAGATTTGCAACCAGAAAAAATTTTACTAACAGTAGGAAATTTTAATAATAATAATAGCTATGTTTATAAATATAAAATTGTTCTAATGAAAATTTCTTAGGAGGAACTTATGCCAAACAAAATAAAAGAAATAATAGTAGAGCCAACAAAAATGGTTGTAGGCTCTGCTTTTCGTATAAAAATAAAAGTACAATTTACACCTTCTTATGCACTTATAACACAAGATGAAAACAACATTATAACTGAGGACGGAAACCAAATAATTACGAATGGAGATTATTATGAATAAGAAAATAACAGAATTAACGCAAGCAAATGAAGTGAATAATGATGACATAGTAATGATAGTACAATCTAATGAAAATAGACAAGTTAAAGCAGAACAAATTTTAGTACATGCATATGATTTAATTCTAACTGCTAATGTAAATGCAGGCGGAGAAATAACACTACCCTTCTACTATAAAGTTGGAGCAAATGTATTGCAGGTTTACTACATGGGACAACTCTTATTGCTTAGCTCAGATGATGCAGGCACAAATGGACATTACAGAGAAGTAGGAACAAGCGGAAGCTTAAGCAACAAAATTAAACTTACAACCGACTGGTCTGCAGAGACAGGAGAATATTTCAAGTTTGTGATTAAGGGGGTGTATGAAAATGAAACCGAATAATTATGAAAACAAAAACAATGTGCATATAACAGATTTGAGAAATATTGGTTTGCTTGGAACCTGTAAACAAATTTCAGGAAATCTAAACACAGCCTGCGGAATGAATACAGGCTTTTATATGGGACAAAATTTGCAAAATAGCCCGTCAAATTCAAATTTTTGGTTTTT